GCAGTGAAGAGAGCAATACTTGATAAAGAAGAATACATCACCCCGAAGACATTCATATGTGAGATATGCGCAGTACCTGTTCTGATAGGACAGAAAGCTACGTTATTTATATACACTTATGTGGATAAAACTTTCCCAGTATACTTTGAAGGGGACGAAGATCTCCTAGTGTATGATTTCAAGCCAGCCTGTAGATCCTGTGGCGATAGTCATGATGGCTAACTACCGTGAACAAATCGAATGGGTTAAAACCTTATCAATAAAGGAAGGCGGACGGGTAACAACCGACTGCCCTTTTTGTGGGGGTAAGAATAAGTTCAGTTTAGATAAGTATGACGGTAAACTTGTATGGAATTGCTACAGAGCATCCTGCAATGTAAAAGGTATGTACTCAGGTAAGCGTAGTATTGATGCGGTCAAAGCAAGAATGGCTGGCAGCGCAATACAGAGGCATAAGCCAGCACCTAAATCAATTCCCAGTATAACGACCCATGTATCCAACAGTGATACGGCTATGGAGTATCTTAAAAAGGTTAATAGCCTGGATGCTTACCTTAGAGGCGATATAAAGATCCGCTATGCCCCCAAAGAAAATAGAGTTCTATTTTACAACGCCGAACAAACAGGTGCTGTAGGGAGATCTATGAAGCCTGTTAAGGCTAAGTGGTGGAGTTATGGTGATCTTGCTCAAGGTATACATGTAGGATCAGGTGATCACGCTATCTTGGTCGAAGATGTTGCTTCAGCATGTGCGGTATCAAACGTCGATGGGCTTACTGGTGTTGCGCTATTAGGTACGAACATTACTTACGCCATCAAAAAAACACTTAGTAATTATAAATTAATTACATTAGTTCTTGACAACGATGCAAGTACTAAAGCAGTATCATTGATACGAGGATTTAGGTTCGACATACGTGTAAGATTAACGGTGACAGACCTAAAGTATCTAAGTTCGAGTGAGATTAGCGAGGTAGTTTACTAAAATGAAATATACATTTGGTTACATAAAAGCTTGTAAAAAGCGCATGAGATCAGCCGTATCACGTAGGTACGCTGCGTTTAATAATTCAGCTAACGGTTTTTATGGTATCCCAGTATCAAGCTGGGCCTGCCCACCTAACGGACCACCCACTTATACATATTGATAATAACAGTAGTAAGCAGTAATAGATGCTTTGGTATTAGATTGCACAAGATGTGCATGTATAAGGAATGGTCCGATAAAGTGCAGAGGAATAGTCGTACTTGACTACGACATCGAAGGTAGCTTTTTAGAAGCAGCCGAAGAACAAACTAAACTTCAAGAAGCAATAGCTGGCATTGTGAAAGGCAACAAACGTGTTGTGTTTCATCAAGTGGACATGAAAGAGCGTCGAGGTGATCAAACACCTGACATCAAGTCCATGAAGTTTAGGAACAGTTAACATACTGTTTTAAAATCAAATAATTAGAATTAAGCCCTGATCGAAAGATTGGGGCTTTTTTTATGTCCAAAATCTGTTATAGCTGCGCCCCTAACTATGCCACAGAGCAGGGAGCAGCAAATGGAAGTACAATTACTCAAAACATTATTAACTAAAGACGCATACAATGAATCAGTGCCACGGCTACGGCGTTCTATATTTTCGGATGAAACAGGTGTCCTTTTCGACTTACTTGGAGCCAGCCACAGTAAGTACGAATCAGACATAAAACCCGACGATTTATACTCAATCTGGCTTTCCGAAAATCCAGTAGCCACCACCGCAGAGATTGGCGATTTTCGTGACACAATCGATGCACTGAAACATGCAGACCCCATCACACCTGAGATTGCAGCGGATGTCATAGAAAACCTATGGCGGCGAGAAGTAGGCAGAGACATTGCAAATCTTGGCCTTAATATGTCTGAGGGGGATGTCTCAGCTATGTCCCGTCTGCAGTCGCTAATTGAGCGTACCAAAGACGGCTATCTTCCTGACAACTTTGGTGAACCAACCACTGACGACATCTATGAACTTCTGGCAGAAACTTCTGATGACAATCGCTGGAAGTTTAATATCGAAACACTTGCCCGTAACGTCTACGGTATAGGCCCATCTGAGTTTGGTATCGTGTTTGCCAGACCCGAAACAGGTAAGTCCGCATTTGTTATTTCTATCTGCGCTGGGCCAGGTGGGTTTTGTTCTCAAGGTGCTAAAGTTTTGTACCTTGGCAACGAAGAGAAGACTACACGCACTAAGTTACGGGCAATTCAAGCATGTAGTGGCATGACCCGTGAACAGATATCAGACAATCCTGATCTAGCTATGAGCAAGTATCTGTCTATCAAAGATCGTTTGATTATGAAGGATGTCCAAGAGTGGGATCTGGATACAATCAGTTCGTACTGTGAGAAGATTAAGCCTGACGTTATTGTCGTGGATCAATCTGACAAGATTAACATAGCAGGAAACTATAACGCCAGCCATGAGCGTATTCGTGAACTATATCGCTCACTTCGGGAATTAGCCAAACGACACGATGCAGCCCTGCTTGGTGTTAGTCAGGCATCAGCAGATGCTGAAGGTCGTACCCGCATTGATTTCAGTATGCTTGAAGGTTCCAAGACAGGTAAGGCGGCAGAAGCTGACCTGATCATTGGTATTGGTAAGCACAACAGCAGTGGTGATGACGATAACCCTGACCATAGTCGATTTATTAACATCAGTAAGAACAAGCTAAGTGGCTACCACGGCTGCGTGATCTGCAACATCCAGCCAGAGGTATCTCGCTATGTTGAATAATGATCTTGTAATTAAGCGTATTGAAGAAGCTATTAAAACCACTCAAGCTTTTACTCAATTTGATGACAGCTATAACCGAACAAGTCTTAAAACTTTAGAAAAGCTTGAGACTGCTCTGATATTTGCAAAAAATGGCGGTGTGGGTGTTTGTGTCCTACGGGATGAAGTCATTATTGACGGTAAATACATAGCGACACTTTATAAGAAGAAATGGAAAGTTAAGGGCACTAGAAAATGGTATCCTTATGGTAACCCTTTAGATTTACTACATAAACTACGGGGTACAGTATGAAGAAGATACTGGTACTAGATCTGGAAACCACCGTTCAACGCTTTGATGGTAAAATTGATAACAGTCCCTTTAATCCTGACAACAAGTGCGTTTCAGCCCACTTTGGGTTTATAGGATGGGATACTGTAGACAAAGTTACTAACCTTGTCTTTCACCACAATGAGCAAGCCTCTTCTGATAGCCGTTTTGTGTTAGAACAAGCGTTAGAACAGGCTGATGTGCTAGTGGCGCACAATGCTAAGTTTGATGTGATGTGGCTCACAGCAATGGGCTTTGACATACCTGCAACCGTATACTGCACTATGATCTGCGAATATGTATTGGCTAAAGGGCAACGACAGGAACTGTCGCTTAAAGCTACTGCCGAGCGCAGGGATGTAACCCGCAAGAAATCAGAACTTGTAGACGATCTATTTAAGAGCGGCACTGGGTTTGAAGCCATGCAACTGGCAACTGTATTAGAATATGCAGAAGCAGACGTTGTTTCCTGTGCTGAGATATACCTAGCCCAACAAGATGACCTTGCTGCAGAAAGCAACCAATCGCTTGGTGAAACAATAATATTGATGAATGAAATGCTCCTGTTTCTTGTCGAGATAGAAAGCAACGGCATCCAGGTTGATCTGGATGTTCTTGCCGATATCAAAGCGGAGTTTCTAGAGGAACAGACAGCCTTAAAAAAGAGGCTTGAGGAGATTGTTGAGGGAGTGATGGGTGACACCATTATCAACCTCAAGAGTGGCCAAGATATGACCCGTATTGTTTATAGCCGTGAGGTTATTGATCGACATGATCATCAGCACGTCTGGAATATAGGCACAGACAGTAACAATAAGCCTCTCTTTCCACCTCGTATGAACCGTTCACAGTTTACCGCTGCTGTACGGGCCACAACAAGAGTAGTGCAACGCACTAATGCAGTGTGCTGTGATGCCTGTGATGGCAGGGCGTATATACAGAAGTATAAACAGGTAACCCGCCAGAAATTAGGCAAAAAGTACCGTGTGCAAGGAGAGCCTTACAAAAATCTATCTAAGTGCCCTAGTTGTGCTGGCGTAGGTGCTTTCTACCAACCAAATGGCACTGTGGCAGGTCTTAGACTTAATCCCACCATGCCTTCTGATGCATCCATCAACGGGTTTAAAACAGACAAGGTTACCATACAGCGTTTGATCAGCCAGGCAGAGGCCAAAGGCAACGACACTGCTATAGAGTTCCTGACTAAAAGCAGTAGGCTGAACGCAGTTAGTGTTTATCTAGACTCTTTCGTAAAAGGCTTTGAAACGTGGACTAGGTCAGACGGTATTCTGCACACGCAGTTCAATCAGTGCATCACTGCAACGGGCCGTTTATCCAGTACTGCACCTAATATGCAAAACGCACCGAAGC